GCGTTACGGTGATTTCAAACTCGGCAATCTCCTTGAAGTAGCGGGCAATCGCCGTGACCTTGGTGTCCTTTTCAACCACACGTCCTTGCAGCACGCCAGGCGATACAATGTCCGCCATTGGGTCTGGATCGTTCAATGGGTCAGCAGACTGCACGGTCCACTGTGGGCTCACCGTTTCAAGCAATCCATCAGAGTACACGGCGGTGCCAGTGAGCACAATCCGTGCACCTTCCATGACCGTGTTAGGGCCACTGATAATCAAGCCCTGAATGATCCGTGTGTTCGGAATCAAGACAAGTGGCTTGCTCTGCACGTATGCCTTACCACCCAGCCGGTATGTAGCAACAACCTCCACGATACCAACCAGTGGGTCCTCGAACGACAGCAACCCGTTGACGTCAATGGATGCCCATGCAGGATCACCCTTAATCGACCACGTGGGCGTGATTTCCACGTCACGGCCATTGGAGTAGTGTGCGTATGCAGTGAACTTGCCCAAGCTGCCTTCCCGGACGTTATCCGGGCCCATGACAAGGATGTTGTCCAATGTCACCGGTGTATTGATGGCTACGATCTGCTTGATGGCATCCCGCCCGTTGACGCGAGCACGCAACTGGAGATTGACCGGTGTGGAGCCAACAGAGCCCACCTCCAGGTACCCTCTTTCGTCAATATAGAAGCGATTTGTTGTCCAATCTGCATCCACTATGCCCGTAGAACCATCCGAGAATCGGGCGGACACAACGTAGCGATTCTTGGTGTTTTCCACCACTTGGTTTGGTCCAAGAATCTCCGTATGCACCACGCTAACCGTCCGGCGGAGGAAGGACACAGGCTTGGTTGCCGTGAGCTTGACACCCTTGTACTGGTGCGTGGCCTTGAAGGTAATGTCCAACTCGGCCAGTGTCTCGGTGATGTAGGCCTCACCATCAGGTGTGATGTAGATGGCACCACAGCCGGGATCCCATGCACCCAGTACGCCCTTGTGCGTTCCATCCGAGTAATGCGCCACGAGGGTGTATTGCTTCACCTCGTTCTCGTAGAAGCTGTCAGGGCCGAGTATCTCAAGGTCCACAAGGTGAACATCAGGGTCCACGAAGATGGCCTGCACCTTCTTCACGGCGGTGAGCGTCTGCCCATCAGGGAGCTTGCACTCGGCGCTCAGGATCACCTCACCATCAGCGTCGATCTGGTACACATGGAGGTTGTTGCCCTGCATGTAACCCAGTGTGGAGCGCGTGGTGATCGTCAGGTCGTGGGTTTCATCACCGCCTGTGGTATGAGCTACCACTTGGTAGGTGCCAAACTCGTTCGCACGGACACTGTCAGGGCCTTGAATCTCGATGGTCCTGATGTTGCTGGCGCTGTTCTTCACCTTGACGTTCAGGCTGGCGGACATACCCTCGTACTCGCCATAGATCACCACGTCGGTATCAAAGCTGACGTTGCCAAAGGAGGCGAAGTCACCATTGAAGCCCACGAGGCCAGTGCGACTACTGTTCCATACACCCTTCACACGGACTGTCTGCGTGAAGTAGGTGTCCACTGCTGGCGTAGCAGGAGTACCCGGAATCGCTGGAGTGCCTGGTGTTGCTGGCACTGCTGGCTGGTATGGGACTTCTGGCTTACCTGGTACAGCAGGCACAGCAGGTTGGTATGGAATCTCAGGCGTCGCAGGCTGATAAGGCACTGCTGGCTTACCTGCTTGATACGGGATTTCTGGAACAGCAGCCTGATATGGGACCTCTGGCTTGGCTGCTTGGTACGGCACTTCAGGAGAGCCTGGGTTAGCCGGTACTTCTGGCTTGCCCGGGACTGCCTCGTGGTAGATCGAGTAACTACCGTTCTGCGGGTTAGGCACTTGGAAGTCGTATGTAGCTGAACCAATGCCCGAGAAGTCGGTACGGTACAGGTACCACGTGAGCGTCACACCATTGACTGTGCGCTCAATCTCAATAGGCCCGTATTCATCACCTACGTCCTGATCAGGCCACGATGCACCATCCCATCCACCTTCGAAGTTGGACACCTTGTCGGTGAACCGTGCTTCACCCATTGCCTTTGGATAGCACACATAGCCGTAGTCGTTCTCACCCGGCGCGTCGATGCTGAACTCCGAGTTCGGCTCAATCTCGGCGAAGGTGCTGATCGTGGCTTCCTGTGCGTTCCAACCAGCGACACCCATGAGAGGCTTGAACGTGCCTGTCTGGGTATACGCATCTTGCGGTGGTACTGCTGGCTGATACGGCGTAGCAGGCACAGCGGGCTTGTACTGCACTTCTGGAACGGCTGCCTGATAAGGTACTTCAGGCACTGCTGGCTGGTACGGTATCTCTGGCACAGCAGGTTGCGCTTGCACCTCAGGCTTCGCAGGCTGGTACGGAATCTCAGGGCTGCCTGGAACAGCTGGGACAGCAGGCTGATATGGTACCTCGGGAATGTACGGCGTACCGGGAGTGCCTGGAATGTCAGGAGTACCCGGTGTGCCTTCACTGCCGTTGGCGAGCGTGATGATTAGCTCAAACTCCTGCTCGCTGCCCTCGTATACCTCAGTTGGGCCAACGATCTTCACGTTCTCCACGTGCATTTCACCAACACCCACGTCGATGTAACGCTTGGGCTGCTTGACGATGCGCCCAGATAGGTGAAGGTTTGCACCCACGTCCACGTTGAAGAAGAAGCGCTCTACCACGATGTTCCATGGGGCGAACTCATAGAACGCCTCGAGGAACCGGTCCTTGATGGTCTTCCCACGTGGGAGCAGCAACTTGTAGTCCTGTGGCAGGTACTGCATCCCCAGTTCGATGTGCGTGGTCTTGAACCAGTCACCACCATCTACCTGCAGTGGCCCGTAGGCTTGCGAGTAGAAGTCTTGGTAGTTCTCGGTGTACAGGCCAATCGCATCAACTGAACGACCCAGGATGAACGCAATGGTATGCGGGTAGTCATTGGTACCAGAGCGCTCTGCGTAGATCGACAGCTGCGGAATCGCTTGGTTGAGCGTGGGGATGTTGTGCTTGATGAAGTCCTGTGGCAGGTCGAAGCCGATTTGCTTTAGGGTCTGCGTCACTACCCATGGGTCGATGACCTTGGTAATGTCACGGATGGTCTCAAGCTGGTAGATCGGATAGCGGATGCGGTCGTTCAGCACCTCGGCGTAGACGTCCACGAAGTCCTGAATCCACGGCTGCGCGTAGAAAATCTCAGGCTGCAGCCGCTCGAATGTGAGCTTGTCCATCAGTTGGCTCCAGAGATACCTGCGGTACGTTCGGTGTACACGATGTTGACTACTGGGCTGCCATCGAGCACGCAATACATGGTGCGATCAGGCGGAATGATTTCCTCAGAAGGCGAGAGGATTTCAATGTAGTCCACACCTTGCAGACGGCAGGCGTTTTCAATGTCAGACTTGGAAAGGCGGCGACCCAAGATGCCGGGCTTACGCTGGAAGAGTTTCAGGATACGCTCGGTCACGAGGATGCGCATTTCGTCAATGTCCACATCCTTGTTGACTGCGAGCAGCACCTTGACGCCAACGTACATCTTCACTGGGTTCCAGCTCTGCATCTGGGCGAGTGCTTGGCAGCGATTGAGCAACCACTGTTCGAAGGCAGCCCATGCGGCAGACTTCGGATTCGGGTTGGCACCACCCCAGGTATCAGTGCTATCTGGGAGAATGCACACACGCAACACGTTCTGCCACTTGGGATCGTTGGGTGCAACGTCACGCTGGAAGAACAGTGAGCAGTCGGCAACGCCAGGGTAAGCCATGATGTGGGCGCGCACTTCGCTTGGGCTGATCGCCTTACGATTGGAGCGGAACATCACGGGTGCGAACAGCTTGTAGTACAGCGCAGACTTCTGATCGCCACCGCCAGCCACGTTGGAAGTGGTAAAACCCGAAATCTCGGGTTGGGAAGTCATGCGGATTCTGTCACCACTGATCCCGATGGCCGTAGAGCCTTTCGTGACCACGAAGCGAATCTTGAGCAGAGTACCTGCCGGCAGCTTGGAGCCGTAGTCGCCAGTGCCGAACATGAACGCCACGTCACCCGAACCAGTGGTGAACTCGTAGTACGCTTTGTCAGTCGGACCCAGTTCGTACAGTGCTTGGTCAGTCGAGTTCCAGACAGTGGCTTCACCCGAGACCTTGTCTTCTGTCCAGACAAGCATATCCATGTCGGCGACTACGAAGTTCGGAGTGGAGAGCACGAACGTCTGGAGGGCTGCTGGGTCAAGCGTGTCCACGTCAAACTCTACGAGCTTCACTTCACCCTGGTAGAGCTGGACGTCCTCGATGGCAGTACCCGGAGCGATCATCAATTGCTCACGGTTGAAATACTTCTCCGAGGAGTTCATGAACTCACTGTAGGCAGGGATGAACTTCACCGACTGCAGGTTGTTCTGCAGGTAGCAAGTCAAGCCAGCCGAGACCTTGCGCGCAATCTTCACACCGAGAGAGCGAGCGCCCTCGAAGATGGAGGAGTCACGCACGGCCGTCGAGAGGAAGGCCTCACGCAGAGACACGTTGATGTAGTGCTGGTTGACTGTGGTTGCGCCAGAGGCAAGAGTGAGCAGCGTGGCCGAAACGTTCGTGGGCAGCAGGTCTTTCCAAGTGCCCTTTTCTGCGAGACGCCGCGCCAGCTCGTTGTAGATATCCTGTTCGTCAACGACGACCTTACTGATTGCTAGTTGAGCCATGACTGTTCCTATGCGGCATTCTGCTTGTTGAGGGCAAACTGGAACAGCACAGGCTTGCCGTCCAAGTTAGGTGCCGTGTAGTACACCTCGACACCGTACGCTTGCAAGGTGTAGTTCGGGTATACGTTGACCTTCGTGATCGTCACACGGAGCTCGTCGTTACGACTGAGCAGCGTTCGGATTTCCGTACGGATACGCGACGCCGTCATATCGTCCATGGGTTCAAACAGGTACGCTGGGATGTTCGACCCGTAGCGAATCCGGAACCACTTGGAGCGAATGGGTGTGGTGATGATCAGGAAGATGTTTTGGTTGATGGAGTCTTCGTTGTACACCAGCTCCTTGTTGGAGT